CGTCAAGAGCTGCACCAGTCAGTCCCCCTAGTTGCCGAGCAGGCCGACGTCGAACTGGCCCCGAGTGGGGTCGTCGAAGACGAAGACGGTCGCCGCGTTGTCGCGTCCCGTGTCGCCGAAGAAGCCGTCGTTGAACCCCTGCCCGGTGGTGTCGAACGTGAACGGGTTCGCCGCCGGAGTCGGAATCTTTTCGAAGGAGAACGTGGTGCGTTGATGCAGGTCACTGATCACATGCTGGATCTGTTCGAGGAAGAAATCCGCGTCAACACTTGTTTCGGTTTCGATGATCCTGACCCGGTCAGACAGGTCCCGGGTCAACTGCTCCACTAGGCGTTCGTCGGTCAGCCCGTTGAGGGTGACGGTGATCGTCGGTAGCCTCTCGGCCCGCTGGGCGAGGATGATGTCCGCGATCGCGATCGCGTCGGGAAGGCTCGCCAACGTCGGTTCGCGTTCCGCCTGCCACGACCGGCGGCCGTACCGGTCAACGCTCGCACTGTTGACTGCCTGCACCTGCGCGACCGTCTGGGTGACGATCGGATAGGCGCGGACCGACATGCCGGAGATGACGGCAGGACCCCCCGTGGCGGTAACCAGCACTGTTGTCGACGACCCTGCGGTGCGGGTGAGTGCTGTCGTCACCACCCCAGACAGGACCGTGAAGTCGACACCGACGACCGGAGTAACCGCCCCGAAGAAGGGGTCGGATGCCTGCGCCGACAGGCTCACCGTCTCCCCGTCAGTGATCGCCTGTTGGGTGTGCATGCTCCACACCTGGGCGAGCTCACCGGAAGGGGCCCGGACAGGGATCGAGAATTCGACCGCGTTGATGATGTCTCGCAGCCCGTGGTCGTACACGAACGGCGGAGACATCGCCGGTTCGCTGCCCAGGTCACCGCTGCGGAACGTTGCCTGCACGGTCGTGGATGCGGCCCGCAGCAGACGGTGGTGCCGGTCCCGGAAGACGATCCGGCCGTCGATGTCGACGGTGGCGATGGAGCCGGGACCTTCACAGTCGAGGATCTTTTGCAGGGCGCTGAGCGCGTCGTCGCCGCCGACCCACCACCACGGGAGGGTGGTGCCGCCGACGTCGAGGTCACGCAGGTCCGGTGGCCAGCCGATCGCGTCCAGCAGGTAGCCGATCGCGGCGCCGGTCCGGATCCCGTGATACAGGTCGGTGGTGACCTGGACACCCCGAAGCCGGGCGAGCGGGTCCTGGCAGGTGAACCGGACTGACCGGTCCCCGAAGTCGGGCAGGATCTCAAAGTCGTCGAGATGGCCCCGGAAGATGCCGTAGGTGACGGCGTTGTGGGTCGCCCGGACACGCACCTCCCGACCAGGGAAGACCAGTCCGGTGAGCGGAGACGACGTGTTGTCGGGCATGTAGTCCCGTGACGTGTTGTCGAGTTCCCCTTGGGCCCGGCCGGGAGTCAGGGGGGCGAGCGCTCGCGCCTCGTCGCGCCCGTACCGGGTCGTTATCGGTGTGCCCTTGTCCAAGACGCGTGCGGTCACGTCTTCGCCGACACCGACGAAGTCACCATCACCTGACCAGTCGATACAGATCTCGTATCCGACGTCGCCCATCAGATCCGGCCTTGGTTGGTGAGCTTGCTGACGACGCGGGTCAGTTGGTCTTCGAGCTGCATCGGGTTCGCAACCCAGCCGGCGTTGACGTTGACGACCACGGTGCTGCCACCTCCGCCACCGGACATCGCCAGCGGCATCAGCATCGCCGTCTGACGTTGCGCGGCCAGGGCCGCCAGGGTGCCTGCGGGTACCACCTCGTGGCCGTACCACTCCATCGCCCGGCGACCGATGCTGACCGACCGCTCCGCCATGCCTCGCTTCGGGATGAACGCCTCACCGCCCGTCGCCGCCTCAGCGAACCCGTAACGGGCAGTCGGTACGGCCGAGTAGATGTCCGCCTGGCGCAGGTTGATGAGGCCGTCTTGGGCGTACTCGGTGATCCCGCCCCAGCGCCGGCCGCCGACACCGTCACCGATGCCGACGTTCCGCCCCTCGGACCGGGTGGTCTGCCGTCCCCGCACATCGACGGTGATGACCACAGTCTTACTTTTGATCTTCGCCGAGAGGGCGATGATGTCCCGAAGGTTGTCGTTCGCCTGCTTCGTCTCGACGTTGACGACCGAGTTCTTCGACGGCGGGATCCGGCCAAACGTCGAGATCAGCGTGTCGATCTGGCCCTTCGTCAACCCGGCCTGGCTCAACGTCTTCCGTAGTTGCCCGATGTGGGACTCGTAGACCTTGTTCGCCTCGGTGATGCTGTTGGTCTCCTCGTACTTCGCCTGCGCCGCCTCAGCAGCAGCCTGCGCGAACTGTCCGACGGCAACCCGGTTCTCCAACGCGGCCCGACTGTTCCCCGTGATCGCTTTGCCGTTCTCCTTGAACGACTCCTTGACCTTGTCCAAGGCTTCACTGGCAGACAGCAGCGCCTGGTCAGCCGTCAGCGCCGCCCCGTTCAACTCCATCCACGCCCGGGTGTAGGAGCCGACGATCCCGATCGCGTCTTCCATCGACCCGTTCAGGGCTTCCTGCATGGCTGTCGTGCCGTGACCCTTGGCCTGCATCTCCTCAAGCCACGCCGCCGTCTCCGGCAGCAGCTTGTTCAACTCGGCCGCATCCAAGCCGCTCTTGCTCAGGAGCTGCTGGTAGACCTTGGTGACACCCTCAAGGTCACCAGTTGACTCGGCGACCGACCGGAGTTGCGTGTCCAGCTCCCGGAAACGATCAACGTCGCCGGTGAAACTGCCACCGAAGAACATCTCGTTGAAGCTCTTCGCCGGCGGCAGGATCGCCTCGATCGACCTGCCGAGCTTCGGGAACCAGCCGCTGGCGGCGCCCCGGGCCCGGTTGTCGAGTTCGTCGAGGCTGGCCCCGAACTGGCGGGTCAACTCCCCGCCAGCCTCACCGGTCTGAACGAAGTCCTTCAACGACCGGTTGAGCGCATCGACCTTGACCGCCGAGTCCGACAGCGCGTCGAGGGCGATACCGGCAAGCTGCAACGCCACCAACGCCGTCGCGGCACGGCCAGCCCACATCGCCGCCGTCTGCAACCCGCGACCAGCCCGCTCACCCGCCGGACCCATGCCGCCGAGCCGGTCGTTGGCCCGGCCAACCGCGTCAGCGAGCCGGCCACCAACGGAGTGGAGCTTGCCCCACAGGATCGCGAGCGCGGCGAGGACAAGCAGCGTCGACTGCAACGGATCCGGCAGCGCCGAGAACGCCTGAGCCAGTCCGCCGACGATCTCCGCAGCGACGGTCAGGACGTCAAAGAACGCGACGATCGCATCACGGGTGCCCGGATCCGCGAGCGTCTCGCCCAACGTCTCACCGAGAACGGAGAGCACCTGGACGAGGCCACGGATCGCGGCGTTGCCGGTGGCGACGATGCCCTCAACGGACCGCATGCTGTGCGCTTCGTCGTTGAACCGTTCGAGGGCGTCGGCCATGTCCCGCAGCAACGACGAGCCTTGCTGCATGCCGCCGATCCGGCCAACCAGAACCAGCACTTCCTTGCCGACGTCAAGAAGCGCATCGGCCTGCACAGCGGCGTCCCGAAAGAACTCGTCGAGATCACCAGATGCAGCGGCGTCGGCGATCCACGAGTTGAAGTCGTCAACGATCGACAACACCGAGTCACCGAACGCATCCACGACCGGACGCGAACTGGTGAACAGGTGAGCCAACGACCGGCTGGTGGACGGAATCCGGGCGTTGATGTTGTCGAAGAACCGGTCCGTACCCTCGAATGCCTCATCGAGGCCGGCGAGGAACTGCGGATCCCGACCGACACGGGCGATCTGCCGGAACGTCTGGTTCCACGTGTCGCCGAACATTTCGACCTGGCGGGTAGCGAACGGCAGCGCGGTCGCGGACAGCATCTGTAGCTCGCCGTCCAGGCCAGCAAACACCCGGTCCTGCGCGACCCGCTGCAATCCCATGAGCGCGGTCCGCTGCGACGCGAGGACATCCACGAACCGCTTGCCGGACTGAGACAGCCGGTCGTACGGGTCCGCGCCGTCCGGAGCGGCGAACACATCCTCGATGGCGTCGCCGAGGCCAACGGTCGCCAGCTTCAGGGTGCCCAGCGAACCGGCCGCACCGGCGGCGAGGCTTGGGATCGCACCCAGCCCACCGCCGACCGCCGCCAGCAGAGGCGGAATGCCCTGCAACGCGGCCGAGGCGGCACCGGCTGCCGCTGGGATCGCGGCCAGGCTGATGGCTGCCGACGTCGGCACAGCGTTGCCGATAGCACCAGCCGCGCCGACGACACCACCGGTAGCCCGACGGGCAGCGGCGAAGTCGGTGTCCCGGATCTGCCGCTGCACCCGGGCCAACACGGCAGGCATCGCCCGGAATGTTGCCAACGCCGACCGTGCGGTCCCGTTGACGGCAGCGAACGACTCCGCTGCCTTTCGGGTCCGGGTCGCAAGCCCGGTCATGTCATCGCGAAGAGACCGGGTCGCCGCGCCCAGATCAACGAGCCCGGCCCGACCACCAGCAGCGAACCGCTTCAGGTCGGCCTGCGCCCGTACCGATTCCTTGCCGAGTCTCGCGACCTCAGCCTGAGCCGCCTTGGCCTCAGTCTTGAGCTTCCGGACCTCGTCGGCGCCGTCCTTCGTTCCGCGTTTGAACTGGGTTAACTCGGCGATGAACTCGACGGCGACGCGGCGACGGGCCACAAGACACCCCCGGCCTCACCAACTCGTGCGCGGCGCGGGTGCACCCCGGGGGAGTTTCTTGACCTGCGGTATGAGTGCCCGACGGTCTTCCGGATCCTGCTTAAGCTTCCGGGCAGCGGTCGCCCGATAGCATTCGATCGGCAGGTCCGGGTGGTATGCCCATTTCCCGAACTGGTTATTGATGTCCGACTCAGGCGCCTGGCACTCGGCCGGATCGCCGCCGCACATCGGGCAGCGGGTCGCCTCCCACTCGGCGAGTGCGAGCATCAACCCGCGCTCGTGCTCATCCCACGCCGACTCGATGTACTCCGTCGACCGGACAACCCGGCCCTGCTCGTCGTGCTCGTACTCAGTAACCCGCTCCGGTGTCCAACCCATGAACTCCCGGTAGGTGGTTTTGGAGGTCCGTGCCGCCGCTACTCGGGCTCTGAGGGCTGGAGAATCCGAGAGGCGGCGTACGAGTTTGGGACGCTGATCTTCCTGACGTTGAGGGCCAGCACAGCGTCCTGAAGGTCGTTGTACTGCTTCGCGGTCAGTTTCCCGTCCTCGTCGTCGGTGCCGAGCAACGCCTGCCAGTCGTCGTCGTCCAAGTCGGTCGGCTCGACCGTGCACCTCCGGATCGCAGCATCGAAGAACGTCTCCGGGTTGTAGCCCAGCATCACGTCCTCGTTGTTGCCCTCCCTCGGCGCATGCTCCTTCTGGAGCTTCTCCCAACCGCGCGGGCCAAGAGCCTGCAGCCGGAACGTGATGACGTAGTCCGCCATCCGCTCCTGCAATGCCTCGATCTCGCGGGCGATTCGCTTCGACTCGCCACCGGAGTTGAGGCGCTTGTCGCCGGCCTCCTTGCCCACCGCGTCGCGAAGTTGGACGTGCAGCGCCTCGTACTCGGCTTGAAGGTCCGTTTCGAGGCAGACGTCAACGTCCCGGGTCGGATGCTTCGCCTTGCTGATCTTGTCCTTGGTTGAGAGCGACGGCCGAACCGGTTTCGGTTCGGTTGACGCCTTAGCCGTGGCTGACACGGCAGTTCCCCCCTGCCTCGCCATGTCAGCTACCGCCCACCATGGCGTCGTCGATCACTTCACCGGTGATGAACATCTTCTGCGTCACCGTCAGCATCCCGTTCGCTGTCGGCTGGTTCTTCATCGGCTTACCAGCCTTGACCGGGTACACGTCGGCCAGGTCACCGTCGGCCCACGGGTCCTCGTACGGCACACCCCAGCGAGGGAGGATGAACCCCGTCGTGAGGTACGGCAGCGTCAAGTACATGACGTTGTTCACCGGGTCGGCGAGGTTGTATACGTACGACAGGGTCATGGTCTTCGACCAGCGACCCGGCTGCTCGAACGTCGCCCGGGAGCACAGACGCTCGTCGGTGACAACCTGCTCCTCCAGCGTGGTCGCGAAACCTTCGCCAGTGATGTAGCAGGAGAAGTCCCTCGACGTGCCGGCGTTGAGTTCCGCGAGCTGCGGAAAGTTCGGGTCCGCGAGGGTCACAGCGAACGTGACCTTCAGATTTCCGTCAGCAGGGATGCCCGTTGGCTGAGTCATGACCGCTCGGCTCCTTCAATGGTGGTGGCCGTGGACGCAGCCGTGGCCGAACGGGTAGCACCGCGCCGGGATGGCGCAGGCGACGGGGTGGCAGCGGGTTCGCCGATGGTCGGCGCGACCTTCGGGACGAACAGCTCGCCGCCGGACGGGACGTCGGCAGACGCGTCGAGGCGGCGCGGTTCACCGTCGAGACCGGTCGCGTGCTTCGCCGTTCGCGGCTGGACGTTCGCCCCCTCGTTGATGGGGTAGCCCTCGACGACCTCGACCGCGCCCTCCTGCACGAGGCGGTCGACCTGCCGGTGGTCGACGTCGAAGCGATGTTTGGTCTGGGTGTCCTCGACCCATATCCAGCGGCGGTGTGCCACAACTCCTCCAAGGCATGCGGGGGTGGCCGGCACGCTTGGCGTGACGGCTGACAGATCGGGTGGGTCAGGTGGTCGCTTCGGCGAGGAGGGCGCGCATCAGCTTCGGGGAGCGAGACGCGGCCTTGTACCGCTTGAGGAGGGCGATCGATTCGGTGGAGCCGGCGTAGGAGGTCAGCCGGGCGGCGGGTTCATGCCACATGTGCCAAAGGTCGGCTACGCCTCGGTAGGCGCGGCCGGCGAGGCAGTCCAACGCGAGGGCTACGGCCTGGTCTTCTTGTCCCCATTGTGCGAAACGTGGGTCGATCGGCACTTTGTCTAGCGTGGCTCGTTTCAGGGCGAACATGCCGCCACCTGCGAAACCGGAGTACGGCTTCTGGACCGTGTTGCCGTGCAGCTCCCCACCCGCGAGGATCCGCGCCGTCGCAGACTCGGTAAGCCGGTGAACATGCTGGTGCGGAATGGCCCAACCTGCGCCGTCATACACGGCCTGGACCGCGTTGCCGATCCCGTCCGTCCACACGTCTGCGTCTGCGACGACAACGACGTCACCGGTCGACTTGGAGGCGGCGTCACGAACGGCGACACCCTTACGCCACGGCCCGTCAGGACAGGTGCCTACGACCAGTTCCCAGTGCGGGTAGGTGGCCTGCCATCGGTCGCGTACCCACTCCCACGCGACGTCACGAGCCGCCCCGTCCGGACGCCACGGCACCAGTACCGACACGCTCATCCGCGCAACGCCTTCACCTTCGCGACCGCCTCCGAAAGCTCGTCGCGGCGGTAAGCGACGTAGGCGACCCGGTCCCGCTCATACATGGCGGCACTGTTGACCCGCCGATACTGCTCATCCCACACCGCTGTACCCGCCGTCGGATGCTCATGCTCGATCACGACATCAGGCAGATAGGTGAGACATTCGGCGCCTAAGCCAAGGTCCCGCCAAAAGTCGTCGACATACAGGTGCGTCAACGCAGGTGGGGCCATGTATCCGAGCGTGGTGACAATGTTCGCGGTCATCACCACCGCCGTCGGTAGCACCTCGCCCTGCACGAGGTCGTTGCCGTAGCCGATGCCAACATCGGCGACAGCGGTCAGGAGGCTGTCGTCCCAGCCGAGACTGACGGTGCGGTGGTCGTCGCCGAGGAATGCGACAGCGTGGGCATGCCCCACGGCGTCGCTGGCCGCCCGGTTCAAGGTGGCAACCATGCCCGCGTGGGTGTCGTACCTGACGACGGTGACGTCCGGGACGAGCCCGCACATGTCGTAGCCGGGGTCGGGATCCCCATCGACGGCGACGACGACGTGGATGTGGCGGGTTCGGGTTGCGGCGATCGACTCCACGCAGGCTCGTGCCCGCTCTGGCCGGTGCCGTGACGGGACTATGACGATCAGGTCTAGGTCGGGCATCCTGTCACCGCCCGCAGCGACGCATCCCCGATGTGGACAAACACGCCAGGATGATGTTGGGCGACCGTCCGCAGACCGGCCGCATGCCCCCGTCGTTGTGCTTCTCGCTCCCCGGACGCCGGCCACATCTTGGCAACGTCACCGGTTCGCATCAGGGTCGGATTGCACGTCAGGTGCGCGTCCGGGGCCAGCAGCACAGCCCCGGATGTCTGCCAGCGGATCGGCTGCCGGGTCACCATGTGCCGGGGCAACGTCCGCTCACCGCGATGCCGCAACCGCACCTGCGCGACCTCAGGCACGTCGGTCAGGGTTTGCCGGGCGATGTCGAGCCAGCCGTCGGAGGCGGTGACGGCAGCCCAGTCGTCTTCCAGGTGCAGCCACCAGCGGCGACCGGAATCGGCGGCTGCGGCGGCGCATCGGCTGGTTGCCTCACCGATCGTCAACGGGGAACCGGTGTGGCTGTCGACGTCGTCGATGACGTCCCGGTGGGCGTCGAGTACAACTTGGGTGTCCGGGTCGGCGCCGTTGTGGAGTATGTACACGTGCGCGGTGTCGAGCAGCCCGGGGGTGGTGTGCCGCAACGCAGCCAGGGTGGTGGCGAGTGCTACTGGCCGGGATCCGGTCAGCACTGTCACCACGACGTCGGAGGCGTCGACCGGGGTGTGGGCGACAGGGTTGACGCTGATCCGCAGCATGTGTTTGCCGTGCCGCATCTCCTCCACCGCCACCCCGTACCGGCGCGTCCACTCGTCGGCGGCGGCCCTCTCCTCCGGGCGCACCCCGTCGTCGAGCCAAACCTCCCAGCCGGGGGCGAGATGCGACCAGAGAGCAGGCAGGGCGGCGGCCCGGCCTCCGTCGCGGGCACGCGGCCCGTCAACGAGCGCGAGGTTGATGCCGTCGGGTAGCGGCGTGTCGTACCAAGGCCCATCCGGGGTGACACGGAGGGCGGCGATCCTGACGTCGACCATGTTGGCGAGTCCGTGCCGGGTGAGCAGCGCCACCGTGCCGGCCGCATGCCGCGCGTCTTGCTCCAGGGAGATGACGGTGGCGCCGGTCGCTGCCGCATATCGGGCGAGCAACAGGGTCGATGATCCGGACCCGGACTCGACGACGATGTTCGGCCGGAGTGCGGCGAGACGGGCGTCGAGTTCAGCGGCACTGCCCGGGTGCAACGCCCAACCAGTCCAGAGCGGGCCGTCGCCGATGAGGTCGAGCCCAAACCCGGACACCAGTGTCGTCGTTACGGGCGGGGGTGTATCGGTCAGGGCGGCAGCCGCCGCGACGACAGCGGACCGGCTTCGAACCGTTGACTCGATGACGTCACCCACAGCGTCTGGCCCCCGATCCGCTACCGCCGCGACCCGTGTCCACAGGCTGTGCAGGTTCCGGACTGTCTGTCGACGCAGCGGGGACCGCATGCCGGTAGCAGGAGCGGTCGTCAACGATCGTGGCCGCCGCTGCCGGTGGTACAAGGCGTCACCCAGCACCGCGACCCGGCCGACCAGCCACGGCAGTGCGGTCATCAGGGTGTCGTAGCCGACCCGGTAGTCAGGATGCGGCCCACCGACCCGACGTAGCCAGCCGGTGCGCCACAACCCGGCCATGTGGGCGTGGTGCCGCAGCCTGCCGTCGGCGACGAACTGTTTCACCGGCTCGACCTGCTCGGCTCCACCAAGGTGGTGCACGACCTGCGCGCCGAGCACAACATCAACATCGGTGGACAGGTCCAGTAGCCGTTCTAGCCAGGCAGGTTCGGACCAGTCGTCGGCGTCGTGGACCATCCACCACGGGGTGTCGCAGGCCGCCAAAGTAACGGCGTCGGCGAAGTAGCGTCCCCGGTTGACGGGCAGGTCGTGGCGGATGAGACGCGGGTCGGTGATGTGCGTCAGGTACGGCCACGGCGGGGTGCCTGTGTCGGCGTCGTTGACGACGACGCACCGCAGGTCGGTGATGGTTTGACCGAGGACGGACTCGACGGCGCGGCGGATCGTGTGTGGGCAACCGTGGTAGGGGATGGAGACGGTGATCTGTGCGGTCACGAGCCGCCCCCGTCCGGCGCCTCGGTCGGGGAACTGGTGAGCGTGACCTGGATGAAGCTGAAGTAGATCGGCCGTTCCGGTGTCGACACCTCGGGGTCACGTTCCGGCTGTGGTGGTGCGTCCGCCGGAACCTGGCTGATGAGGGAGCAGCGCCGGCCAGTGATCACAGGTCGGCGGCGGTGCAGTGCGGCCGACGCCCGATCGAGTGCGGTGATGACCTCACGCACGTCACGTCCAGAGGCGGTGATCTGGGTGGTGGTGGTTGCCTCACCGCCGTAGCCGGCGAGCGTTGTTGTGGGACGTGTAGCCGACGGTGGCCACGCCACCAAGTACGGATACGCCAGCTCGTCGTCGTCGGCGGTGACCTCGCCGACGTACACCGGGTAGGCCGTGGCCGTTTCGAGCATGCCGCTGATGGCTTCCGCGTGGGCCCAGCCGACGTCGGTGTCAGCCACCGAGGACCTGGCCGCCTAGCGCCTCAGCCCCGGCGTAGAACTGCGGCTCCACCACATCGGCGGCCCGGAACATGAACGGGTTTGGCGCGATTCGGGACGTGCCGTCATGTGGAAAATGGGAGTAATTCGCGGTAGGTCCGGTTTCACCCGTGATCTTGTCGGAACCTGGCCCACCCTCAAACTCGCTGGTGATCGAACCCTTCATGAACCCGGTCCGGACGTTCGCACCCGCCTTTCCCAACGCCTCACACCGCAGCGTCGATGCCCGCACCAGCCGGTCGACCTCAACCCCGAGCCCATCCCCAGCGTCGTCGAGGTCACGAGCCAACGCGTCCAAGCCGTCCACGACGCACCTCCCGGTCCGACTACTCGCCGAGCCAAGACGGCCACGACTTCTCGGTGCCGAGATCAACAACAAGCGGAGTTGAAACCACATCGTCTTCCGCGTGGTTGACAACCACCTTTCCGTCGTCGCCCCGCACGACCTGGGACAGGTGCAGCTCGTAGGACTTCTTGCCCATGAAGATCGCGCCGGCACTACGCAAGTCGTTCGGCTCAACACCCAGCGACCGAACCCACTCACATAACTGCTCGACCCGATCCATCCGCATGTCCGCTGTGTCGAACCGGATCCGCTTCACGCCACCTCCTACCGTGTGGTTCGGGGTTGCAACTCGCAGGCCAGGATCCGCTCCCACGTGTAGGTGCCACGGATCGCGTTCTTGACCCGCAGCTTCTGCCCAACCAGGTCCGGATCGTCGGGGCAGCATGTGACGGTGACGATGTCACCAACCTGGATCAGGGCAGTGCACGTCGGCAGAACCACCGTGTAGTCGGACTGGGTTACCGCACGATCTCCGGCGACGACTGCCCCGGACGGCATGGTGCCGGTCCCGCCGAGGGTGATCCGGCAGCGGCCGTCGCCGTCGACGGGGTAGATCTCTGCCGACGGTGGGTAGATGGACCGGCCGGCGGCGTCGTCCCACGCAGGGTCGGAGGTGGGTCGGGTGACGGTGCAGGCGTCGGGCATCGCGTCGGCGCTGACGGGCCGGTGGTGGGCGTCCCAGCCGAGCGGGATGACGCGGGTGTTCGGGAGGCCGGGCATCACCAGCTCCGGTAGGCGGCGTACGGGTCGTAGTTGACGATTTCGAGGCCGTAGTCGTCGGGGTCGCCGGTCTCTTCGTCGGCTTGGTCGCGGAGCCGCTTCGCCCGGTCGAGGAGAGCTTTCGCGACCGCCGGGCCGTCGGTGACGAGGCCGTCTCCGGTCCGCAACTTCTTGCTGATCAATGTTTCCGAAACGGCGATCGTCTCCAAAGCGAGCGCGGCGGCGCGTTTGACGCCGCTCTCCATCGCCAGGAATGCCGCGATTTGCGCGTCCTCGAAAAGCGGGGACGTTTCGTTCAAATCGGTTGCTAGTAGCCTGACGCGGCCGATGTCGCTAGCCGGATCCACAGTGATCGGCGGCATCCCGAGAAGTGACCGCAGCACCACAAAGGTGCCCTCCTCGGCCGAATCGGCGTCACCCGTCGCCACCAGCCGGTAGGCGACGGTTCCCGACACCTGCGGGTCGTAGGTGGCCCGGTACCGGTCGGCGAGTTCCGTGACCGTCATCGCCGCCGTCGTCTCGTCGGGAAGGGTGACGGTACCGGCGACGGTGACGCCGGGGATGAACTCCCCGGTGTCGGGGTCGGCGAGAACCCAGTCGACGATGACGGTCTTCGACTGCCAGTACACCTCCGAAGACATGGCCACCCTCCTGATCAGTGAACGGTGACCCGCCCCGAATAGGACCGGCGGGTGACGCGGCGTGTGTACGAACGAAGCTGTGGCCTGCCGCGCGCGGGCGGCCCGGATCCGACGGTGTGGGTCACCTCGACTGTTCCGGCGACCAACACCGGCAACACAGCCGTGACCGGTGTCGTCCTGCCCGTCTCGGCGGTGGAAACAACCGCTACCGGAACAACACCCGACCCGGGGCCAGTCTTCGCTGTCGCCGCTGTCTCCATCGACCCGATCGGCAGGGCACTGGCCGCCGTCACAGACTTGGCTGCGGTGACAGTGCAGACGACCAGGACCGGCAGCCGTACACCGGCTACCGCGGTCTTGACGCCGACGGCGTGGGGAACGACGAGGACCGGAAGAGTCCCGGCAACATCCGGCGGTTCGGTGTCGTCGGACGGCAGGTAGGCGGCGAGGTACCGGGTGTAGCTCATCGGGTCATCCCGTCAGCCGAGGAGGTAGACAGCCCACGGGAAGATGCGGCCGGTCCCGTCCGTCTGCTCCAGGGTGACCGTGCCGCCGGTCGCGAGGACCGCCGGCGGCGACTGCACGATCGGACTTCCGGCCGGACCGGTAAACGTGGCCTCGTACAGGGTCCGTTCGGTACCGCCGGACCGGGCCGCCGTTTTGATTCGCAGCGTCACCACATCCCCGGCCACGAGCGCGTTCACGTCCACGGCGAGGACCCGGGTACCGGCCCCTGCGAGGGTGGCGAGGGTGTGTTCGGTGTCCAGGGTCGCGGTCTGGTCACCGTCGTCTTCGATCGTCGTCGCCACGCCTGCCTCCTCAGTCGATGCCGATAAGGATGACGCCGGGCCGGTCGCCGATCAGCGCCTCCTGGTAGCGGGCGGCGAGTCGCGTCCCGGCCGGAATCCGAACCGGAACCGTGACCGGAAAATGCAGGATCGCCTCGTTGTTGAAGGCACCGAACCCGACGTCCGGCACGATCACCGCCTCGGACCCGGACCCGCCGACCCCGATGTCGATCAACCCCCGGTGGTTCGCAACCCAGGCTGTGTCGGTTGAGTTGCCAACAACGAGCGGCACCAGCCAGCGGATCGACGCCGACGTAGCCGCCGTGATCTCCGTCCACGCGCCCTTCGTGTTGATCGCCGCCGGGAGTGTCATGTCCGTACCGGCAGACGCGGCTGTGACAGCACCGTACGTCGTGGCCCGGGAACCGGTGTCTGGCGGATTCCAACCACCAGCACCGGTGAGCGTCACCGCCAACTCGGCGGTTTTGGAGACGACCGCTGACTGGATCCGTACAGACACGCGAGACCCGGCACGGCACCGTATCGGGATCCGGACCAGTCG